TATCAGGATACATTTTACGAATATCTGAACGAGACATTTCTACTTGAATACCTACGAAAGCTGCAGTCTCAATGCTGCTTGCATCCCGTGAAATCAAAAAGTTTTCTGGTGGAACGTTCTCAATCTTTACACGAGACATATCGTAAGTACGCTTAAGTCGAACATCCTCATAAGTATTAGTCATTGGGTTGAAGTTTAGTTCTCCAACTACTTCGATATCTTTATCTGCTAGCTTAAGATCAAGAGCCTCTTCGGTAAGAGAATCGTACTCTTCAAAGTTCGTAGACATATCTTCTACAAAATCCCAACGGATAACAGAGTTCTTCCACAAAAGAGCAGACTTTACCCAAGTGTTAAGTAGTTCCCACCCGTTGTTCTTTTTAAAAATAGTATAGTTTACCAGGTCAGAAGCATCGTTAGCTGCAGCGATAGCTGATGGAGAGGCTGACCAGGATTTAAACTTTGCCAACCGGTTATTGTTAAACATAAGTTCTGAAATAATTGCAAGGTAAGCTTCCACTGTCTCTGTAGTATCTGAAGATACGATCTTAGATACACCGTTAGGGCTAAGATGTCCTGCAGGTAGACCTGCGTATTCGTAAGTAGATTGTAGCCTATCATTAGATAGTTCGGAAGAGTTTAAGAAATCTCCTACAGAGTTAGCTACTCCGGTAGACACTAAGTTTACCAGTTGTTCGTCAGTTACCTTCTCTCGGTAACCTGTCATATAATCGCCCATATAGGCCTCCTATCTATCTATCACCCATATGGGTATAATTGGTTGGGGTTTTTGAACCGTAGGTACCCCATGACCCAGAACAGCATGTGGTTCAGCTGTGCAGTCCGTCTTTCCCCTCTTTCCGCCATTCTTCGCGGTGAGCACGGACTAACTCTGGTTCCTTGATCTCGACTTCGTTAGCTCTCGCTTGTGTAGCTGAGTTCTTGGACTTAGTAGTTGGATCCCAGACTTTGCCACTCTTTTGTTTTACACCCTTAGATGCTCTATAAACAGACATGGTTATCCTCCTAGATCTTTTTTAAGTTGCGCTAGTTCTTCTAGTTCTTCTACACTCAAGTCCGCACTAGATCTTTCTGTGGTAACAGATTCTACTCGTGTTTTCTTAGGTGCTTTATATTCTCCTAGTTCCTTAGCAATTTTAAAGGCCTCTTCTCTGTCGCCGTCTTCCATTGCTTCATGCATAAGCAACTTCATTACATCCAGAGGATCTTGTGCAACAGAGTTAATTGCTGCAAGAGTCTCTGCCATTTCAGCAGCTTTCTCTTTGATCCGAATATCCTTTTCTTTTCTTAGTCTACGAGCCTCTGCAGAAGCCTTAACTCCTGCGGCTTGAAACTTCTTAATCTTCTCCTGTCCTTCTTCGGTTTCAGGATTGATCATGTGTTGAGCAAAGTTAGCTTGACGAGGATCTTTCATCATTCTCTGACGAATCTCCTCAATCTGTTTACTTGTCTTAGCCATTAAATCCATTCCTCATTATTCCTGTTGACAAAATTCTTTTGCCTCCAGTCAACTTTATTGTTAGCCAGCTTATCAATGTTAGTCCGGTAAGCTTCCCAGGCGATAGCCAGTGCCATAACTGTGTCATCATTCCTACCTTGAATAGCCTCTGTTTTACCAGAAGAAGTAGAGATATAAGTCTTCATCTCTGACAAGATAGTCTTAGATGGAATCCAAATGTCTTCTTCTTCAACAGCATTCTTAAGCTGTCCAATTACGCGAGGCTTGCTGCCATGTGTCATTCTGAATCCAGGTGTTTGACCTTCTTCAGAGCTGAGTTTAGCTGCTTTCGTTTCGTAGTACATGTTAACGTAGTTCATCTGTTTGAGTCTTTGTAGGGTAGCGACACCCATACTGTTAGACTCCACTGCCATCAATGCGTTATTAAAGTAACGACCCAGGTAAAACAAGTGTTCACCATAAAGAGTGGGGTCTACTGTGTTGTCTCTATACATGGCACAGATGTGACCTTGAGTGTTTAACACAATAGCGGTACTGTAGTCTTGTTTAACCCCCAGAGCAACATCTGCTCCGATGATGTAGTTGTCTTTCCAATCAGGTGGTATCCAGATTTCCAAGTTACCACGAGGACTGTCATCGAAAGAACCCAGCTCATCGTTATACAAGCGTAGAGCTACTGGTTGTACTGGTAAAAATGAGTTGATCTTTTCAGGATTAAATACAGAGGAACCAGACACCAAGAAAGCTTCTTCTGCGTTAGCAGGATACTCTTGTCTAAACTTGTCTACTCCACCTTCAACGATCTTAAGTCGCCTCCAGTAGAGCTGTTCGTCTGTTAACTCATACTTTTCTTTGTAATCTTTTTCTTCAAAGGTTAGTTCAAATTCTTCTGGAACATCTCTTTTATATTCTGCAGTTTTAAACCACGGAATAAAGATAGCCACATAGTCGGACTCCCCGGCTGCTGCCGCCTGGTATAGACGGTAGAACTCTCCGGAAGCCCCGTTAGCTGTGGACTCAATAATAACTTCTGTACCGTCAGATTGGGAAATACCTTGAAACAATCCCGCTAAGATCTTGGCATCATGTTGCCAGAATGCAACTTCTGATGCGTGTAAGATAGTGGGGGTAGTTCCTCGTCCCGCTTCCGGTGACCCTGCTGTGTACAAACGATAAGAGCCTACGGCTTCTGGATCGGTGTAAGCTGGGGTTTGAATCGCAATTTCTTTTGCATTCGTTTTTTCTAATTTAGGTTGTAACCCTTTTTCCATGTTCTTAATGAGGTTTTTACTCATCGAGAAGAGAGAATCTGAGGTAGCACTATCGTGTGCCATCACTACAGATCTGGTGTGTTGTTGAAAGTAAGTCTTCCAGAACACTCTCCCTGCACAGAAGGTAGAGATACCTTGTTGTCTAGCCTTTAAAATAATGGCTCTAACTTTACCTGTTTCTTTTCTTTGTTTCTCTAACGCTTCATTAATAATAGATTGTGCTTCATTAAATTCGAAGGGCACAAAACCTTTAGTAGCGTCTTTAGTGATAATTCTAATCTGTTCTTCTGAGAACTTTTCAAAGTCATCAGAGTATTCTTCAAGACTCTTTCTTCTTTTAAGTTCTCTTAGGGCTTCCAACTGCGCCCTAGCTTCCTTCTTCTGATTATCCATAATGTTTCCTGGTTGGACTCGGGGCACAGTTTTACCTGATACCCCGAGGCCTGACACCCACCCGGTGCAACGACTGACCTGTCGATTTTTTATCGTCAACGGTCCCTAAGGTAGCGAAACTTCCGTTGCTGCAGAACGACGTGTTCGCGAGTGGTATTGCTTGTGTGAGAGTATTACTCACGAATTAGTGGTAGTGTATCCTCCCCGTCACTACCATCGGGTCACCGGAGGTTGTCCATTTTACCCCTGAGGAATTTCGCTACAATTTATCTTTTAGATTTAGTTCCTGAACACTTCCATCTCTTTCTACTTAGATTCAATGGGCTGTTAGGATCTTTAGCTGCTGCCGGAGAACGCTTCTTCTGTCCAGCGGATCTGGCACAGTAAGCGTCTCCTTTCTTGCTGCTCGGTTGTACTCGAGCACTACCATTCTTAGCTTTGCCTGCCTGACCGTAGCTTACTCTTTTACCGCTGGCCGTGACTTTTACTTTTGCTTTGCCTTTATTCGGGGTAGCCATAATACTTCTCCTAGTTAAGTGGATTGTCTACAAGTGAATCGTAGGCCTTCCAAATATCTTCTATCTCTGTGTTAAGTGTTTCTAGTTCATCATCCAAGTTATCTGTGATAGTGGTACTCTTCTCTACCTGCGAGCGCAAATCTAAAAGCGTTTTCTGTTGCTCTAAAATAGTTTGCATCTGAGTGCTAATGCTGGCTAACTTAGTGTTCAACCCACGTACATCATTGTCTGCAACTGCTTGTTCTAGTGTTTGAATACGAGAACTGAGTGCTCCTGCTTTGGAATCAAAAGAACCCGCTGCAGCTTCCACCACAGCAATACCACTTTCAACAGCATAGAATCTTTGTAGAGTATCGTAAGAGTAATAAATACCACCACTCAGCGAGCCAAGTAGAGGCAGGGCGGCAGCTACGTACCACCCCTTAAATGTAAACCCACCTACTTTCAGTTCGGCGTTTTCCATATCACATACCTCTTATAGGGGAGCCGTTCTGCTGCATGTAGGAATTAGCACCATAAATGTCATTTGCATCTTTCATGTCTTCTGTCAGGTAACCAGACCAACCCGTACCTGCATCAGCCCAAGTAATTACGAACTCATCTGATGCTTGCGTATACGTAATAGCTGTGTAGTTACCTGCAACCAAGTTGTTCTGGGTAGTGTAGGTGTCAATGCTTGCTGTCAGCTCTGTGTTGTTGGCCGCAGCCATAAACGCACCAGCCTGCTGTGCATACTTCTCTACCTGTTCTACAGAGTTGTTGTATGTAGCAACCTCTGAAGCTTGAATAGTGTATTCGTCTGTAGCTAGCATACCCTGCAAAGCAACTTGCTCTGGCTTGGTGTCTGCCTCTGCAGCAATAGCTGATACGGCTGTAGCAGTCGACAGAACAGAGGTAGCAGACGTTAATAGGTCTACTGCCAGTGTTAGTTGATGCATAGCTGCTGTATGTTCTTGTGTGAACAACTGTTTAGCATCTGTTGCAGTGGCATAGTCATGGCCAACTACTTTAGCCAAAGCCGCTTTGTACGCAAGATACTGTGCGTCAGTAATCTTAGCACCATCTAGGGCGTCATCAATGATAACTTTACCTACAGTAGCATAACCTACAGAACCATTAACGAGCTGACCCGACGCTAAGAGACGGTTGTTCATCAGGTCTATCGTCCCTTTGAGTTCCGTTATCTTCTGCTGGCCTGTCTGGTTGTACCCTGGTGGAGGTGGAGACTCTGCGAGTACTCCTGAACCGTTCACTAAGAGTGCGAGTGTCCCCGCCGTTAGTAGCAACTTTTGTTTCATTGATCTCATCCGTTAAATCCTCTCCAATCTTTAATAGTTTGTCCCAAAATTCTTTGTTATCGGTGTAACCTACAATAAAGGCTTGGGGAGCCTCTCTATATTTCTTTATAGCGTTACTACCCATCAGTAGTTTACCTGTAACCACATCCATGATAGGGCAAGGTGTCGATGCCAACACCATAGCCTTGAATACCTCTGGACTATCACACAAAACACTGATAGCACTAACTTGTAGACCTAGTCCACCTACTTGTTGAGGTGCACCAAGTAACCTGGCGTCTTTACGTCTATTACAATATTTATCTTGTTCCATCTTACCGGAAGAAAATCCTAGAACACTAACTTGAATACCTGCTGTGGTAGGTAATAAACAAGAGTCATTACCTCCTCCTCCCATCATAGTTGGCGAGATCGCCGACATAACAGGGGCAGCGCTTCCTGCTCCGGTAGCGTTATAGTTGTTAGTTGTAGAGTCATTTACGTTATTACTGTCTACAGTAGAGCCATCATAGTTATTACTGAAGTCTCCATTGACATCATTAGAGTGTGCAATCGTCGCCCAACAGATCGTTAAGCTCAAGATCCATACACAGGAGCTGAGTAGCCGCTTTGTGTTGTCCGATGTAAGAAAGTGTTTGTGCATTTAGATTCCTCTGACATTTTTTATCATCATCTACACACACAGAAGGATACTGAATTATTACAGGAGAACAAGCTGACAAGACAGTTAGTGCAAGTAATGCATATCTCATTTCCGGTTAGCCTCCATCATCTCCCTGATGGATTTAATGTTCTCATCAATACGCGCCATAGTTACTGCTTGGTTCTGTACAATATTTTCTAACACAATCAACCGTGATTCATGTCGAACAATTTCTCTCGCGTTGTTATCAATGTCGCTGTTCAACGCAGCTATAAACCAAACCAGAGCAATAGTTTGCCCTACTATAGCCAGTATAAAAGTTAATGGAATAGACTTAGATAGGTGCCAATCATTCTCATTCATTTAGTAAACCCCGCCCCGAAGTATAGACCTACAATGGCCGATACGATGTGTGTGTCAAGCGGAGTGATGACGAACCCGTAGGCTGACTTCCATTTGATTGCTTCTCCTGCTCCTGTAATCCAATTCCAGAAACCACCTTGCATCTCTGTATACCCTACAATTACACTTACTTCCGGGTAAAATACAGCTACAACTTTAGGTAGCACGATAATAGAAAACACAGCAGAGAGTGCTATTATTCTTCTTGTCCAAGCAAAGTGAATATCGGTCTTCCCGTGTTCTCTTGCCTGACTTACAGCACCAACCAGAGCTTTCTGGTGTTCTGCCTTATTCTTATTACTTTGACCCCAAACAGACATTACACCACCAAGTACGGTAGAAAACAACATGGTGATCAATTCTAGTGGTAATCCAAACATTTTATCTTTCCTTATTTATTACTATCTCTCACATTCCTGTGGAAATCAATAATACCTCTAGCGATATTCTCGATTTCACCTCGATTAATCCCGATATCATTGAGTTCAGCATCAGTCAACATGTGCATCTCTTTAATAGTAGCATTCATATTACTTCTCTTTCGAAGTACTTCAGTCCATTTACCGACTTGTTCTTTAATACCCATTACTTC